CAGGCGTCGTAGGCCTCCTGCTTCGTCAGCCGGAATAGGCCCTTGAACTCAGTGCCCGCTTCGCGACGTCGCCGAGAGAGCTGCCGACCCTTCGGATCAAAGCTGACCGATGACTCGGTGCTGATGATCGAGGCACACTCCGCCAGGGCGAGCACATGCTTGCAGCCGATGTTGAACCGACCGCGAAGCTCCGGGTTGCCCTTCTTCTTGCTCGGTGCGAAGAGCGTCCAGGCGTGCTTGATGTCCTGGTATCCGTCCGGGCTGTTGTCCGTGACGGTGATCCACACCTTGCCACGCTGGGAAGACGCCTCGATCTGGACGTTGATCTCCGTCACGTTCTCGTCGAGTGCGTTCTGGATCAGCTCGAACAGAACGAAGCTCTTCGGTCTGCTCTCGATGACTTGCGCCAGACCTTTGCGGTCCACCTCTAGCCAGTTGCTCGTCATGACCGAGCCTCGTTCCTGATCGCATCCATCGCAGCCTTGCGAGTAGTCAAGCCAGCGGCGACCGGGGTCTTCCACCCTGGGTCGCGCAGCATCTCTACAACGTTCCATCCCGGCGGCACGCCATCCGGGTCGGCCTCTCCGTGCCAGGTCGCTACAAAGTTGCGGCGGTTGGCGCGGTGCTCGAAGCGCGTTGCCTTCGGTTCGCTCATCGTGTCTCCTCCTTCGTTGCCATGAACTTGTGATGCAGCGCCGCATATGCAACTGCGGCCTCGCTCAACTGGCGAGTGAGTTGCTTCCGTTCCTCCGGCTTCGAGCGCCGGACGAAGAGCGAATACGTGCAGGCCGCTGCTTGCAAATCGGCCAGGGCCTTTGAGTGGTCCTTGGTTTCCATTCGCACATTGTAGCCTGGGTGTAAACAGATGTAAAGCGGAAAGTCCTCCGCGTCTGCACGGCTAGCCGCTCGTTTCCCTGCATCCATGTCAAGGTGCACCCGCTGCACCCTGGCTGCACCTACGGACGCCCAGTGCCCCCGACGGTGTCGCAGCTCGAGCATCTGCCCATCAGGTCTCTCAGGGCGAGTTCGGCCTGCTGGGGGCAGACGGCGTTCCCAAGGGCTCGAAGTCGGTCCACCCGATTGGCAGGCCCATAAGCCATTCGACGAAGAGGGGGTTGAGTCGCGTCCCCCTGTCCTTCCCCGCTGCCGTGAACGCCTGATCTTGAAGATTGACTTGGTGGCCTTGAGCCTGCCTCTCCTCGGCATCTGCGCCCGACCCGCGCAGCGAGTTCCCCGAGCACGCGTTGGGTGTCCTCCACTCCCCCATCGACGCTGCCGCATCGTCCACTAGATTCGCCCCCCCGTGCTTTGTCCCGTATCGTCGGACCCTCTTTGGGTCTCCCAAGCCCTGCGAATCGTGCGCCTGAGGCGTTGTCCACAGAAGTCGCAGGCCAGAGTTCGGGTGGGACATCTGCCCAGTTGCCGCCTGGTCCTGGCGGCCAAGCAGGGAGTTCGTCGGCGCTTTGCTCGATGGGTCTGTTCCGTCCTTGTGATCCCTCGCTGTCGGCGTTGCCCAGTTCTTGACTGACCTTGTCGCCGAGGGGGGCGGCCACTGCTTGATTGCGTCCGTCAATGTCGTTCCCGAATGTCTGCCGCTTTCTGTGCTGTAGCCCAGAGCTCTGCTCGATTTGGCATCGCCCGCTATCGGCGTTGCCCAGTTCTTGACAGTGGGCCAAGATGAAAACTCGGTTGCGGCGGTGTGGAGCTCCGGCTTGGGCCGCTGAATAAACTCCCCACTCCGCATCGAACCCCAGGCCATGAAGCTCTTGGAGGACTTCCCGGAGTCCTCGGCGGACGTGCCCTTGGACGTTTTCGAGAACAACAACCCTTGGACCAACTTCCTTGATGATGCGGGCGACCTCGGGCCAGAGGTGTCTGGGGTCTTTCTCTGCGAGCCCTTTACCGGCAAGGCTGAAGGGCTGGCATGGGTAACCGGCAGTGAGGATATCCACTCGTCCGCGCCATGGCTTGCCGTCGAAGGTCTTGAGATCGTCCCATATAGGAGCCTGATCCAAGGACGCGTCCGCCATCCTCGCCACGAGCAGGGCCGCAGCGTAGGCTTCCCACTCGACGTAACCCACAGTTCGACATCCAAAGACAGCTCGGACAGCAAGGTCAAGCCCTCCAATCCCTGAGCACAGGGAGAGGCAGGCAGGTTGGGTACGTGTAGCCACATCTAGTCCTCCGCCCTCTGGTTGCACCTATGGACGCCAGTGCCCACGGCGGTCTCTCTCTGATTTGCCTATCTCGGGTCGATCTTCCGGGTGAACGTCTGTGCCGGTGGGCATCGCCTTCGTCGTCGTTGGCGGTGGCACACGGACCCCGAACGCATGCGCCTCGAGCCATGCCCACGCGCCGCTAGTTGCGTCGGCCATGTCGAGCAGCGTCGCGTCCGGGAAGCCTTCGACCTCGTCCAGATAGGGCTGCGTCCATGCGCCCGCGTAGATGCGAAGCCCGTCGCGCCCGCCCATCCAAGCCTCCCCGGCATCCGCGCCATACCACGGCTCCCCGGTGTCGTTGCATTCCCCTCGGCGTGCGTGCCCACGCTCTAGGCAGGACGCGACCGGGTCGCAACGGCCAGCCTTCCCCTTCTCGGTCGAGGCCGCCTTGACGACGTGCCTTGACTCAGCCTTGTTCGATGTCTCGGCCTTCGGGCGTGCCCACACGACGCGGAACCCTTGACCGCGTAGCGTCTTGGCGAGCGCCTCGACCTGGGCGATGCCGCCCGACCCAGGTTCAACCTCGATGCCCACGACGACCTGGTGCCCGTCGAGCTGCGCTTGCTGGGCGATGCGCGCGTCCCGCTTGCCGGGTGTAGCGCGGAACGCGGTTGCGTGGCAGATGACGCGGACGCCCTGACGAAGCCGAGCCATGAGCACGCCAGCCGTGCGGGCCGCGCTCTCCTTCTCGCTCGCGGCTAGATCCCACCAGCGTATAGCTATGGACTCATTCCTCGGAATGGCGTCGAGCTCTGGGTCGAGCATTGGGCCGAACCACTCGACTCGGAAGTAGTCGCCAGGTTCCCGCGCGCTCCAATCGCCCTCTAGCAGCTGTCGGCGCACTGTCGGGTGCAGCCCCATGAGCGACTCGACGTAGGAGGCTCGGTCGAGGTGTGGGTTGTCGGCGATACGCGACGGCACATAGGGGAAACTCGGTTCGATAGGTTCGCCTGTTGCCACATCCACGCCGCCCCCGACGAACCGATCACGCACCCAGATATGCCCAGGCCCGCCAGGGTTCGATGCCGACAGCGTACGCAGAGGGATCGTCGATCCCTCAGGGCGGCGCAACCTAGAGCGACCCACGTAGCTGTAGGGCTTGTCGGTCTCCCAGTGCGTCAGTTCATCCCATCCGGTGAACTGAAACTCTGCGCCCTGGTAGCGAGTGTGATCGCGCGGCCCCTTCAGGTAAGCGATGGCGACCTTTGCTCCACTCGGGAATCGGAACACCTTGTTGACTGCGTCGAAGTGTGCGCCAGCTGGGATCCACCACTCGAGCGCGCGATCGAGCAGTGCGCCCGGCAGTGCAAGCTCGGTATGCGTGCGGCGGAACAGGATCCCCGAGTAGGTTGGCTCGTGGACGTACTGAGCTGCTGCCATCAGTAGGCTATCCGATTTCCCTCCTCCCGCCGCGCCGCCAAATAACGCCTCGAAGACATCGAGCTCTGGGTATTCGAGATGCAGGCCCAGGAACTTGCGCTGGCGCGGCGTCGGCTTGTGCGGGATAAATGGGTTCTGGAGAACATGCGGGCAGACACCTTCGTAGACCCGCAGGAGGTGCTCGCGTGCCGTCGCTTCGCGCTCTGCAATCATACAGACCTGACCTCGTTGACCTCCTGGAAGCACGCCAGCACGAGTTGAACATTCTCAACGCAGTTTTCTGCTCGGTCGAGTTTGGCTTTGAGGTGCTCTATTTGTGCAGAATGATCCGTAGCCATTTCGAGCAGTAGGAGGCGGGCGCTCATAAAGATCGGCCCCTTTGAATATCCGGTGAGCGTTGCCGCTGTCGATGCTGCCCAGTGCGCTGTCTCCTTTGGCAGTGCGACCTCTAAATCCTTCACGCCAGCCGGGTCTGTGGACATCCCTTGCCTGCCTTTCTGCGTTCGAGGTAGTTGATTAGTCCGGCGAGCTGTCGCTTGTCCCCTCGGAACCAGCCCGTCCCGTCACACGACTCCGCGCCTTCGTTGAAGCACTCCCAAAGCCATCGCTCGGTATTTATCCGCCCGACGTGGACGCGCGCGAAGGCGTCGCACCACATGTGGAGCGTCTCTCGCTTCCAGTCTGTTGTTCCGCCAACGAAAACTACCGCCGCGTCATCTGGGACATCTTCCGGCGTCATGCCGTCCTGAACAGCCATTGCTAGCGGCCAATGGAATGGGCGTAGGCGTGGAGCCCAAGTGTCCCACTCGCGCAACGTGCCATCGCGGTCGCCAAGAACATCAGGCACAACAACCCAGAGGGGTGTCATGCTCGAAGTATCGGCCCGGTCGAGCAAACCGAGAAAGGCGTCTTGATCCCAGTCGCGCTCCGCAGCAGAGAACTTGCCATTGTCGAGAGCAAAGGGCATGAAGTCCCACGGCCCGCGCATACCTCCTGGCGAGTAGAGATGACCGAGGTGTCCTTCGTATTTCCCAGCCAGATACCCCGCCCGAAATCCAGAATGGTTCGTAATCAGGACGCGCATCAGGACCGGGCACCTGGAAGATCGTCTGCAAGCACCTCGTCGCGTCCCTGCTTTAGCTCGTCGACAAGCGCGAGCAGTTCGTCATCGGTTGGAAGCGGTGCGGCCTGCAATCCTCGCATGTCAATCGACACAAGCGGAGCCTGCTCGACTGGCACGCATAACCTCTCTAGGA